TCAGGAGGACATATTTACGGAAGCATCGAAGAAACTTTAGCCCACTACCAAAAACTAAAACAAGAAATAGAGAAGTTATGAGAGAAATTGTAAAAAATGAATTAATTGCTTGCACAGATATACTGTACGAATATTATGAAAATAACGGAACAGAGGGAGGGGCTTTAGATACAGCTGCTTTTGAGACGGTAATTAATGGGAAACAAGTTCAGTTTCACGTTAGATTGGTTGATAAAAAAAGAGATTTCCTTCCAGAACATGGAATCCATGAATCCATAATATTAGGTGAGTTATAATGGATTACATTGAGCAGCTATTTGAAGAAATGTATGCTAATCAGTACAACAGAAAACATCTTTTAAGCATGAGACAATACTTAGAAGAAAGACCCTATGATTTTGATAATTATATTTATAACGCTTTGTTTGTAACCCTTGAATGGTATATCAACAATAACAATAGTGACGATATAAATCAAGCAATAGAATACATTAAAGATTTATGAACACTTACAGCACTAGAATAACAGCTATAGTAAAATGAAGAGCAAAGAAGAAATTATTAAAAACGCCATTAACATTAGAAGACCTAAAAAGATTAATGGTATTTACTTTTTAATTAAGTCTAAGCAGATAGTGTACGTTGGTAGTGGCAGCGACATCAGAACAAGAATAGAATCTCATATTCTAGACAAAAAGAAAAAATTTGATTCTTATTACATCTTAGAGAACGATTTAAAAAGGTTAAGCTTGTCGCGTTTAGAGGCGGACTACATCAGAGAGCATAAACCAATATTTAATAGAACCGCTAATCCTGATTATCATGAAGGCAAAAGACTTGTGTGGTTTAAGTATTTAACCGTAAAACCAAATATAGCCGAGATAAGTAGAGAACTAGATATTAACTTTCAAATAGTGAATGGAATAATTAAAGAAAACAGGAAGAAAAAAGATGTTTATTTTGAAAGGGTAGTAAAATATTTAGATGAATATAAAAAATAAATTAGACTTATCTAAAAAATGATTATATTTGTAATATGTTGAACACTAATTATTTATAGTTGTTAGAGGAGTACGTAGGTAAGTATGATAAATATTTAGCATATGCTTTTTCAATATGCGGATGTAATGACCTTAAAAACGACTTAGTAAATGATATGTTCCTAAAGCTTGATAGGATACTCAAAGAAGATCCTAGCAAAGAGGTGACGGATGGATATATCTACATGATATTAAAATCTACATACCTAAACCAGGTTAGAGATAATAAAGAGTTTGTTCTTGACGGATATGTTTTTGAGGCTATAGATGACAAAGAGGTTTTAGAAAAGAGAGTCGAAGTATTAGAAGCTTTAAAAAAGATAAACTATACCACAAGAGAGATAGTATTAAAATCAATGGAGATGCCAATGCGAGATATAGCTGATTTAATAGGTGTTTCTAAAGGATGTATTCAAGGACATAAAGAAAAAGGAATTAAACAATTAAAAAATATATTAGATGCCTAGACCAAAAGGTTCAAAGAACAAACCAAAAGAAATTCCTCTAGGGGATGCAATTGCTAAAGTAACAGAAGCAACCGGAATTAAAAAGGTTGTAGAAACAGTTTCAGAGTTAACAGGTAAAGACTGCGGATGTAATGAAAGGCAAGAACTAGCGAATGCTTATAAACTAACATCTAAGTTTCCTTACATCAATAAGAATAAAGGATGTATGAATGAAGAGCAAATAAAATACTATGAATACTTTAAGGAAAAGTTTTTTGGAGTAAAAGCTTCTTCAGTTGTTATAAAAGGAGATGATTTAAAGGATTTTAACGCGTTTTATAATTCAGTTAATAGAAGTAATATAGTTATGTGTTCTGGGTGTACACTAAATCCTTATATTAGAGTTCTAGATAACGTTTACAATGCCAAAGAAGAAACTAAATCAGCTTAAAGGAGAGACAACACCTTTTAGAGTTGAAAGAAACGGTCAGTACGTTCTAATTAGAAATGTTGACGATATAAGAAAAGGGATATTCTTTGAAACACATAGAACCCTTCATATAGGGGAGAAGTTAATATTAAGCTGGGCCGATAAATTAGATTTAGCTCACATAGTATTAAATAATAAAGAAGCCTATTACGGAATCATATACCCAAAGCAAAAGAAGTTTGATAAAAAACTTTGGAATATAGATTTAGTAGCTCAAGAACTAGCGGAGTTCACAAAAATAAGCGTAATAGAAACATGGGGAGTTAATAGTTATGTTATGCTAGTAAGAGACGATGAAGACCCAGACAGAGATAAATTATTTAGCACAGGATTTAATTGGGAAGAATGAAAAACCAAACAATGAAAAAACTAATATTACTAACCGCAATCATTTTTATAGGGTGTTCTTCAGAAGACGAAGACAACTGCGGATGCCAAAAACTAACATACGAATTAACCCAAGGAGTATTTACACCTCCTAACGGTTTACCAATAACGACGGTAGAAAGAGAATTAATAAGTACTGAAGATGTAGTATGTCAAGACGAACAAACAGAAGTAACCCAATCAGAAAATATAGTATTCGATATAGAATGTAATTAAATAATAGTTATATGTCCCATCCTACAAGAATATTTGAAAACCCGCAAGAATTAGAAAAAGCCTTTGAAGATTATAAGGAGGATTTAAAGGAGCAAGCAAATGAATGGTTAAAACTACAATATGTAGGTAAGGATGGTGAGCAAAAGTTAGACCCTCAAAAAGTTCCTTATACCTTAGAGGGGTTTAAAAGATACTGCAGAACAAAGCATGGATGTGTAGAGCAATATTTTACAAATCAAGACAACTATTATGATGACTTCATTGGTATCTGTCGCGCAATAAAGGAAGAGATAAGGGAAAATCAAATTATTGGGGGGATGCTAAACTTTTATAACCCTTCGATAACACAAAGATTAACAGGGTTGTCTGATAAAGTTCAAAACGAAATAAGCGTTAAAGAAGTTCCTGAAATTGATATGTCTAAATGGAAGTAAAAACTTCTGAAATAAAACCACCAAATTTAACATCTTACCAAAAAAAGATATTATACTCACCTGCAAGATTTACCATAACAGAAGCTTCTACAAAAGCAGGTAAAACATTTAGTCATATTTGCTGGCTCTTTATGAAGTCGCATCAATCAGGAATAGACCACGAAGGCAAAAATTACTGGTGGGTAGCTCCTGTTTTTTCTCAATCAAAAATTGCTTTTAAAAGACTTAGAAGGTATCTGCAAGGTAATAACCTTTATAGGTTTAATGAATCTGATTTAATTATATTTTGCCCTAACGGAGCTGAAATACATTTTAAGTCCGCTGATAATGCTGACAACCTTTACGGTGAAGATGTTTACGCCGCTGTATTTGACGAAGCTCCGAGAGCTAAAAAAGAAAGCTGGTATGCTTTGCGCTCAACTTTAACAGCAACAGAAGCTCCTTGTAAGATAATAGGGAACTTTGGGGGTATATCTAATTGGGTTCATAAATTAAAAGAAAAAGCTAAAGATGATTCTAATTACGAATACTTTAAAATAACTTGTTGGGATGCAATTAAAGAAGGTATAATTTCAGAAGAGGAAGTTCTTCAAGCAAAAAGAGATTTACCAGAAAAAATATTCCAAGAACTATACGAAGCGGAAGCAAGCGAAATAGACGGGCAATTAATTTTAAACGATAGTATTTTAAAACTATTCGGGCACAATCAAATAAAAGACGGAATAAGATATATCACTTGTGACGTTGCTAGGTTAGGAAAGGATAAGACTGTTATAAAAACTTGGAGTGGGTTTAAGGTTATCAATGTTAAAACAATGGATATTTCTACTATCCCCCAGGTAGTGAATGCAATAAAAAGTATTCAAAGATTGTTCAATGTCAACTTAAACAATATAGTTGTTGATGAAGATGGTGTAGGAGGTGGAGTAAAAGACTATTTAAACTGTAGGGGATTTGTAAATAACTCTTCTCCTGTCAAAATCAAAGGAGAGAAAGAAAACTTTTCAAACTTGAAAACTCAATGCTATTGGAAATTAGCCGAAGCGATAAACATGAATTTAATAGATGTTAATTGTGATGAAGAAGTCCAAAGGTTATTATCAGAAGAGTTAGAGTGGGTTAGATTACCAAAAGAAGTTGACACTTCAAAAATATCTCTACTAAGCAAAGATAAGGTTAAAGAGGGATTGGGTCGCTCTCCTGATTATTCTGATGCTTTAATGATGAGAATGTATTTTGAGTTGCAACCAAAAGGAAACTACGATATAAGATAGTACAAAACAAAGACTTTCGTGTTATACTTACATGGAAGTAAAGTTAAATGTACCTACTAGCCTATCAGATATTAAGGTTTCTGATTACCAAAAGTTTATTGAATTATCTAGTGAGAAGGAAGAAGATTTCTTTATCCTTCAAAAGATGGTGCAAATATTCTGCAACGTACCATTAATTGCGGTCAATAGAATGAGCCGCAATGATTTCTTATCTATTACTAATATTATTTCTAAAACATTAGTAGAGGAATCAGAACTACAAAGAACATTTACCCTTAACGGTGTTGAATACGGTTTTATGCCTAATCTTTCAGAGATGGAGTTAGGAGAATGGATTGACGCTGATAGTTATATCGGAAAAATAGAAGAAGCTCACAAGCTATTGGCTGTTCTCTACAGACCTATAACAGTTAAGAAAAAAGATAAGTACGAAATACAAGAATACGAAGGGAGCGCTAAGTATGCTGAGGAAATGAAGGGGGCAAGCCTAGAGGTTCTTAAAGGTGTGTATGTTTTTTTTTGGACTTTAGGAAGTCAACTATTGAGAATTACCCCGAAGTATTTAGAGCGACTAATCAAGAAGGACAAGAATCTGCAAGCGGATTTGGAGAGAAATGGGGTTGGTATCAGCACTTACATAAGCTCGCTCAAGGAGACGTGTTTAAAATTAGAGAAGCTGCTAAACTTCCCATTGGTGAAGCATTCACTTTCCTAGCTTTTGATAAGGAATACAACGACGAAATGATTAAACAGATTAACAAGAAATGAACGGGTACTACAAAATAACAGACAAAATAAAAGAACTCTTATTACAAGACCCGGATGTTAACACAGTAACTAAAGCGAGTGCTGAAGAAATAGATTCTTATAAGTTTACTATGTTTCCTTTGGTTCATTTATCTATTGAGCCTAGCACTTTTAATTCACAGACAGCAACATTTGTTTTTACCATATCTGCTTTAAGTCAAAGAGAAAAAAGAAAAGAACCAACCTTAGATAAATTTATTAATAACGACAATGAAGATGATAACCTAAACGCAATGTTTTATGTGTTGGTTAGATTGTATTTACAGTTATTAAAGTTTGGTGAAGAATTTACTATAACGAATGACCCCCAAGTAATTCCTAAGATTTATCAGTTTAAAAATTTATTAGACGGGTGGGAAGTAACATTTGAAATAGAGATGCCTTTAGATATTGATGACACAGGATTAGGAGGATGTTAGAAAGAGGACACGTAGAAAGAAGTTTAAAAAAGTTCGGCAAAGAAGTGAGGGCAGATGCTAGGACTAATCTGTTGGGTCGCAATGTTAGCAAGAGGTTAGCTAATAGTATTGATTACGAATTAGAGGTATTTAAAAACTCTTTTGCTTTCTCTATGAGCATGGAGGATTATGGAGAGTATTTAGATAAAGGGGTAAGCGGTACGAAAACAAAATATAATACGCCTTACTCTTATAAAGATAAGATGCCACCACCAAAAGCTTTTGACAGGTGGGCAGTTCAAAGAGGTTTGGCAGGAAGAGATGTAAGCGGAAGGTTTTTATCAAGAAAGAGCTTAACGTTTGCTCTAGCTAAACACAAATTTATGCACGGTCAAGAACCTACTAAGTTTTTTACTAGAGCATTTGAAAAGAACTTTAGAGAGTTACCAGATGATTTAATTGAGGCTTATGGTCTTGATGTAGAAGATTTATTAAGAACATCATTAAATGCAAAATGATATTAACTAGAAGCCCATATTATTACAACCAGGTATTAACATCACAATTTGTTGATGCTATTACTTTAGAGTTGTCTATTCAAAAAAGAAACGGAACTGCATTAGAAGAGATTGATAATATAGAATTTACAAAGGCTAGGCCTTCATCTGACAATACAAATCTATTTATAGATGTTTCTCCTAACATCAGAGATTATTATACTTTTAGCCCTATTTCCTTATCCGAACTACAAACAGGGGGATTAATAGTTTCAAGAGAGGGAGAGGTGTTGGTTTCTGCTGCAACAATAAAAGAAAGAGATACTTTAGGAACAGACTTCACGGGTAACACGATTATTACAGAATGTACAGACGGTCATGGATATTATTTAGAAGGCCAGAACCCACAACCTCCAAGAAAAACCCTTTTATCGCATTCTAATTATAAAATGGATGCTAACGGTTATTTTATAATTCCTTTCTATGAAGTTTCAGAATCGGAAATACTAACTATAAACGGAAATGCAGTTGCTCTAGGCTCTAACAATACACTAACCGATAAATATAAATACTTAATTATTCAGGGGTCTAGCTATACAGGAAATATAACTGTTAATTATGATGGAGAGAGTACAATAATAGAATTGATTACCGAATGTAAATACGAAGTAAAAGAAATACAATTTATAAATAGATTCGGAATGTTAGAATCTTTACACTTCTACAAAACAAAAAAAGATTCTATCTCTACCAAGTCAACTAAGTTTAAGAACGCGTATACTAACGGGGTCTCTTACGATGTTTTAAATCACCAAATAAAAGAATATAACAAAACCTCCAACAAGTCTACAACAATAGAAACGGGATTCCTAAATGAAGACTACAACCTAACTATGCAAGAGTTAATAGAGAGCGAGCATGTTTGGCTAAGAGAAGGTAGTGTTATAAGTCCTGTAAATGTAAAAACATCATCATTACAATTTAAGACAAGAATAGTGGATAAATTAATTAGCTACTCTATAGAATTTGAATACGCATTTGACGAAATAAACAATGTATAGACCTACAATATACATAGAAGGGCAAAGGGTTGATTTATTCGGAGATGAGAATATAAATATAAATTCATCTGTTCAGAATATAAATGATATATCTAGGGTATTTAATGATTACTCAGAGTCTTTCACAGTACCAGCTACTCCAAATAATAATAAAATATTTAAACATTGGTATAATTACACAATAGACAATGGCTTCGATGCAAGGATAAGACATGATGCAATAATAGAATTACAAACCTTAACATTTAAAAAGGGAACTATTAGACTAGAAGGAGCAACTATTGAGAATAACAAACCAATGCACTACAAGCTGACTTTCTTTGGTCAGTTGATAGATTTAAAAGAAGTTATAGGAGATGACTATTTAAGCGTATTAGATTATACTGAATACAATTTTAATTACTCTTCTGCTAATGTAAAGACGGGCTTAGAAACCGGGTATGTAAATGAGGATTTTGTTTTCCCTTTAATTAGCACGGACAAACAATGGTTTTACGACTCCGATATAAATAATATAACCGAGCAAGATAGATTAGCAAACATTGCATGGAATGGTTCTGCAACCCAAGATGTTCATGGTGTAACGTGGACTTCTCTAAGGCCAGCTTTAAAAATAATGAGGATTCTTGAAAAGATAGAGTCTTATTACGGTATTACTTTTAGTAGAGACTTTTTAGGAAACACAGCAACCGAGGATTTATATTTATGGTTGGCTAATGATGACACGGCAGACACTTTAAATAATTATTTTAGGGTAGTTGATTACGATGTTTTTAATTCTTTTCAATCAGATAAAGGCTCTTATAACAATTCAACAGGCGCATATATTGTAAGCGACTTTGGAACAACCTTTATAAGAACTATAAGCGTAAGGGTAGACAGCTCTGACGATAAGGCATACACGGTTCAAGTTATGAATAACGATACCGTAATGAGCGAAAAGTCTGGCTCAGGAGATATTGATATTGATATTACAACCCCCAACGGGTTAGATAGGGGTTCGCAAGTTTATGTTAGAATAGTAGCGTCTGCAGGAAAGGTAGTAGACTACATAAATATAAGGGTTCAAGAACTTTCTGCCGACACCGTTCTTTTTGCTGAAAAAACATCTGGACTAAATATTAGTTCTGTTACCGCGTTTGCAAGCAACTTCACCCCTTCAATGAAGGTTATAGATTTTCTAAAGGGAATATTTACTTTATTTAATCTTACAATTGTTCCAATAGATAAAAATAACTTTTCTGTTTACCAATTAGATGATTGGTATGCCAGAGGAAAGATAATAGATATTACTCCCTACGTTGATACATCTAAAGTAGATGTTGATACTCCTGAAATTTATAAAGAGATAAGTTTTAGTTTTCTTGAGCCAGGAACAATATTAGCAGACCAATTTAAAAAAACGAATAACACAGCCTACGGGGATTTAGAAACTAAAATAAAAGATGCAAGCGGAAATACTTTAGATGGTGGAGAGTTTGAAATCGAAGTTGATTTTGAGCAAATGGTTTATGAAAAACTAATAGATTTAAACACAGGTGAGGAAACAAATATAGTTTACGGATTAAGCTTATCAGATTCTTTAGGAGATACTTTGCCGGAATCTCATTTATTATACATAAGGCAAGAAAGTTTAGCTAACAATAATATTTCTTTAATAGATGATGTGGGGCAAAAAGTTCAACTATCAGCTAATGTTTTTATGCCTAGTCATGCCAACACCAATAAAGCAAATACAACAACCTTTGGAAGTGAGATAGATGAGCATGACGGAACACAAATAGAAAACTCATTCTTTGAACTTTACTACAAAGACTACATAACGGATTCTTTCAGTATAAAAAGAAGGTCTTATAAATTATCTTCTATACTCCCTATTAATTTAATTAACACAATACAATTAAATGATAGATTGGTTATAAACGGGGATAGGTATATTATTAATTCTATGAGTACCAACATTACCACTCAGATGGTAGAGTTTGAGTTGTTGAACGATATTTATTTAAGTGATGAATCAACAACTACAGAAGAAGAAACTGTTGACATTCCTACGATAGACGACCCAGCCCCAGACCCAACAACCGGAACAAGTTTTAGTATTAGCTCAACAGGAGCTTCAACACAAACTGGAGGGTGTGCGCTATCCACCGGAATAACCAAGTACTGGAACGGCTCAGAAAATAATCCAACATTAGGAGATACGATATATAACGAAGAGTTATTGACTACTGTATTTAATGGAGGAGATACTTATTTTAAAATAAATAACAATCTAGTGATTAACATAACTACCCAAGGAGTGGTTGTTGATGTATTTGATTGTTCAGCACAAGGAAACCAATGATAGGAATATTATTAGACATGCTTAGGGTAGATGAATTTTATGGAGTTTCTGAAGAAATAGAAACTGCTAAAGGAAAATACTCTATACCTATGGGTTTTAGCGATGGAGTTAAACAAGCAAAAAGAAAAGCGAGATGGTCGAAAAAAGCATAAAAATAAAAATAAACGACCAAGAGGTTGAGATTTTAGAGGCCGAATTAAAAAAATTAAAAAAACAACTTGACGGCTTAGATAAGCCAGCCGAAAAGCTAGATGGTTCTCTTAAAAAAGTAGGAGAAAATGGAGGCGCTATTTCAACGCTTGACAGTTTAACGGGAGGCTTAGCTACAAGAATAAGGGATGCTTACGAAGCAAGTAAGCTGTTTAATGTTAGCTTGAAAGCTACTAAAGGAGCTTTAATTGCAACAGGCATAGGTGCTTTTGTTGTTGCTTTAGGGCTGATTATTACTTATTGGGATGAGATAGTTGAGTTTGTTACAGAGGCTAATAAAAAACTAGAGGAGCAAATAAGAATTTTAGAGAGACAAGCTGAAATACTCGAAACGGAATTATCATTACTAGATAAACAACTAGAGCTAAATAAGCTTCAGGGAAAAGAAAACGAAGAGCTTAGAAAAAAGAAGATAGAATTATTACAAACTCAATTAGCTATTAACGGAGCTGAACTTACTAGTCTTCAAGTGCAGAGGGAGAGGTTACAAAACCAAGCGTTAGAAATAACTCTTTTAGAAAGAATTAGAGCAGCCTTGCCAGGTGGAGGGGTTGCGCTTCCTACTATTTCAAAAGAAGAACAAGCTGAGCTAGATGAAACACAGGAAAGAATAGATACTTTACAAAAATCTATACTGGACGCCAAAATAGCTTTACAAACAATAAGAAATGGAGGAGATGATTCTAACAAAGAAAAAAGAGACTCTATAGACAATGTAGAAGATTCTTTAACAAAGGAATTTGAACAAGCTGAGATACGTTTAAAAGTCTTAAAACAAATAGATGAGGAGATTTTCGACAGTAGAAAACAATTAGAGGATTCCGCTCTAAAAAGCACCGAGGCTTTTATAAACTCAGAAGCAGCATTAAACGCAAAAAGAGCACTACAACAAAGAGAGACGTCTAAGCTTATCCAGAGACAGCAAATGGAAGAGCTTGAATATCAAAACGAAGTAACACAGGCTAAAGGTGATTTGCTTTTTCAGTTTTCAGATTTATTAGCAGTATTCGGAGATGAAAATAAAGAACTTGCTATTGCGTCAATTGTTGTTGAGCAAATAGCATCAGCAGCACAAATAATATCAGCTACAGGAGTAGCAAACGCAAAGGCGGTGGCAGCATCACCATTAACAGGCGGACAACCTTGGGTAACTATTAATACAATATCCGCAGGTTTGTCTATCGCGACAGGCGCAGCAGCGGCAGCTAAAGCTATCGCTGAACTTGGAGGCTCAGGAGGTGGAGGAGCAGAATCTTTTGGAGGTCAAAGCACACCCCCGGCTTTTAATGTTGTAGATAGCAGTTCAGATAATCAACTAAATCAAGCGTTGTTAGAAAACAATAACGAGCCGGTTGAGGCTTTTGTTGTAGACAAGAATGTAACATCATCACAAGAAGCAAGAAGAAACAAGGTATCTGCTTCATCTTTCTAATTATCAAATAGTTAAGGGTTTAATTAGTACTAAAGCGACTTTGTAGTGTTCTATTTGTATGAAGACTTACGAAGTTGTTTTCGATGAAAAGAATGATAAAGGCGTTTACGCTTTGTCTTGTGTTGAGAATCCAGCAATGGAGGATACATGGTTGACACTTTCTGAGCATCCTAAAGAAATACAATTTTCTGCTATTAATGACGAGAAGCGACTATTACTGGGAGCTGCATTAATTCCAAACAAAAAGGTTTATAGAAATATTGATGGGCAAGAATTTAATATAGTATTCACAGAGGATACTATTGAGGCTTGCGCTCATTCTTTTATTAAAAACGGTTTTCAAAATCAATCTACTGAAAACCATGAGGTAAAACTTCAGGGTGTTAGTGTTGTCCAGTCTTGGATAGTTGAAGACCCTAAGTTAGATAAATCTAAATCATTCGGTAAGACTTACGAAAAAGGAACATGGGTAACCATGATGAAGGTTGATAATGATGATGCTTGGGGGAAAGCTAAAAAAGGAGAGTTAAACGGATTTTCTATAGACGGCTTATTTAGTCTAAAGGAGATGAAATTAAATAGTAATAAACCTAAATCTATTAAGGAAGAAGTTTCAGAAGCTCTAAAGGAATTTTTCTTAGGTGATTTAGAAGAATTAATTAATAATTAAAATAAAATAGTAATGCCTGAAAACACAAAAATAAAGGATGCTATCACTAATGCTTTAAAAGAGATGTTTTTATCAAAAGATAAAACTCAAGAAGTCAAGGTTGAAGCTACTGAGGTAAAAGAAATATCTAAGTGGGAAACAGAAGTGGTTAACGAGTCTTTTGAATTAGGAGATAAAGTTGAATACAAACCACACGAAGAAGGTGGTGAGCCTCAAGCTGTTTCTGCTGGAGAGTTTGAACTAGAAGACGGTAGAAAAATCTTAACAGATAGTGATGGTGTTATAAGATTCATCAAAGAAGCTGAAGTTAAGCAAGAGGAGGAAAAAGAAGAAGAGAAGGAGGAAGAAGCAGAAGAGCCAGTAGTGGAAGATGCTAAAGAAGAAGAGGTTGAATTAGCAAAGATAGAAGAGTTAAAAGCTGAACTATCTAAATCATTAGAAGAATCTTTTGATGCTAAACTTCAAAAAGCTACAGAATCTTTTGAGGCCAAGTTAGAAGAAATCAAAAAAGGTTTTCAAGCAGAATTGAAAGTCGAAAAAGATAAAAACGAAAAGCTTGAGGCTAAACTCAAAGAAGAGCCAGCAGAGCCTAAAATCGTTAAAACAGAATTAAAGGTGGCAGAGCCTAAAACTGCAAAACAAAGATTGTTAAATGTGGCTCTAGAAGCCCGAAATAGTAATTAATTATGCCTACTACTACAACAGTAACTAGTAATTACGCTGGAAAAGAAGCAGGAGCTATCATTGGGGCTTCTTTCAAAGAAGCGGACACCCTTGCAAAAGGATTAGTAACAATAGCTCAAAACGTAAACAGTTCATTGAACATGCGAAGAATCCGTTACACAGACGGAACAACAGCTTATTCTTGTGGACATACACCAGCGGGTGCAATTGTTCTTGATGAGAGAGTATTGACTCCTGTTAAATTGAAAAATGACTTTAATGTATGTAAGGAAGATTTCCGCGCTACATGGTCAAGTGATTTAATTGGCGATAGCGCTGCAAACCCTAACATGGCTGCTGATATTCAAGCTGCTATTTTAGCCGAGGTTTTAGCCGCAACTGCTGAAAGAACTGACGGTCTTATTTGGACTGGTGATGACGCAAATGCTGACGAGTGGGACGGGTATATCACTCAATTCGGTGCTGACGCTAACGTTGTTAAAGTTGGTAACGGAATAACATCTATCGCCGCTCCTGTAGACAAATCAAATGTATTGTCTGTTTTTGATACAGCTACTGCCGCTATCCCAGTTTCATTGCGAAGAAAATCCTTAAAGTTTATCGTTTCTCCTGATGTTGCTGATGCATTCATGAAGAGATTAATTGAAGACGGAACTTCTAACGGTCTTGGCGGAAACGCTAATACAGGAATGGTTTACGGAAGATATACAATTGATATTGTAAACGGTTTACCTGATAACACTATCGTTATCTATGAATCTAAAAACTTAGTATTCGGTACTGGTTTAATCGGAGACCATAACCAAGTTGCAATCGTTGACGAGGATGAGATTGGTTTACTAACTGGACAAGTTAGAGGTAAGATGGTTTACAATGCAGGTGTAAATTATTACAATAGCGAGGACATTGTTTGGTTCTTGACTACTGCTGTATAAGTAAATAAATTTAAAATAATTAAAGGCAGGTAAATCTTAGGACTTGCTTGCCTTTTTTAATATACAATAATTATGGCATGTGATTTAATGAGTGGCAGAACTGAGCCATGTAAAGATAGTATAGGCGGAATCGTCAAGGCGTATCTTATGGACTATGTAGATGCGGCTTTCACGGTTGCATCAGGTCAAGCAACAGCTATTAATGCCTCTATAACAGAAGTTTTTCAATACAAACTTAGAAGCGATACAAATAACGATTTAAACGAGGCTATTGTAAGCGATAAGAACAACGGAACAACTATCAATACTCAAACCTTAAATATGAGGTTGGTAAAGCAAGATGCAGCAACTTCTAACCAGGTTAGTTTATTAGCTTACGCTAGACCTATTGCGGTTGTGGTTGATAGAAATGGAAATCATAAGGTAGTTGGTTTGTCTGAAGGATTAGATTTAACGGGTTCAAATATTCAATCCGGTTTGGCAAGAGCTGATTTTAATGGTTATGATTTGACCTTTACAGCAACAGAGGGAACTACAGCACCGTTTTTAGATGCTGCTACAATAACAGCTATCGAGGCTTTAGTTAGCTCAACAAATATCAATCCTTAATAGTACAAATTAGGGTATTCTGTGTTATAGTAGTATGAAGGTGTTTTTACCAGTATCTACAACACAAGAATTAAAAGTAAGAACGAGAAGAAAGATTTACAATGTAACGCTTTCTATTCGAGATGAAAGTAAAGACACCACTATAGAGCAAACTTTAACAGGTTCGTTTAGTAGTGGTTTTTTTGTTTTGCCTTTTGCTTATGATTTTGAAGAAGATATGGGGTATGAGATTAGCGTTTTTGATGCTATCGGAATACTATGGAGAGGTAAAGCATACTGCACCACACAAAATCCACAAGAATATAAATTAAACAACGGAGTAATTACAGCATGAAAGAGCCAGTTGTTTTAGAAATGTCTAAATACGTTAAGCCTCCTGTTTATGAGCAAATAAATAAGGATTGGGTACTAAACGGTAGAAACAATTCTTTTTGGGATTACATACTTGACAGATATAACGGAAGCCCTACAAATGCTGCTATTGTTGATGCTTACATTGATAGGGTTTATGGTAAAGGTATTGCTATTGAAAGTGAAGATGTATCTGAGGATGTTTTAAATCAGATATTGAAAATACTAACACCTAAAGAGGCTAGGAAAGTAGTTTCTGATTATATCATGTTCGGTTCTGCGGTTATGCAGATTCGTTATTCTAAGTCAGAGGAAACAACAATAGCTAAAGTTGACCACTTAGAACGAAAATATGTAGCTCCTAACAAAATGAACGACAAAGGCGAGGTTGCTTTTTATTGGTTCTGTACAGATTGGAGTAAAACAAACACAAATAAACCTAAAAGATTTGATGCTTTTGGAGCTTCAAATAAGAAAACTCAAATAGTCGAGATTAAGCCGTATAAGGCAGGTAAAGACTATTACGCAGACCCTCCGTATTTATCAGGATTGCAATATGCAGTTTTAGAAGAAGAGATAGCAAACTATAGTGTTAATCACATTATGAACGGTCTTTCCGCTGGTTACATACTGAATTTTAATGAGGGTGAGCCTGCTGAGGAGATTAAAGAGGAATTAGAAGCTAAGGTTAAGCGTAAAGTATCCGGTAGTAATAATGCTGGTAAAGTTATTATATCATTTAACAACAGTAAAGAAACAGCACCAACAGTTGAAGCCCTTCCAACAAATACAAGCCATGAGGAGTGGCAATTATGGACGGAGATAGCTAGACAGCAAATAATGGTTGCTCATAGGGTTACATCTCCTATGTTGTTTGGTATTAAAGATAACACGGGCTTAGGAAATAACGCTAATGAACTAAGAGAATCAACCCTATTACTTCACGAAACAGTTGTAAGACCAAAACAAAACCAGATTACAGAGGTATTTGAAGAAATATTTAAAGTAAACGGCATTGAAGAGGAATTAAGATTTATACCTCTTGAGGACGAGCAAGAAACAGAAGAATTAGCTAAAGAAAAGTCTGGTCTTGAAATGAACTCTCATTTTTCTGAAGAATCTAAAGCAGAAGAATTGATTGATTTAGGGGAGGACGAGAATGAGGACGAATGGACTTGTATAATGACTGAGGTTGTTGATTATGACAACGAGGATATGAAGGATAAGTTCTTGCAATTAGCCTCTACAGGAACAGCAATTCCTAACGCAAAGAGTGAGCAAGATTCTGATTTGTTTAAAGTAAGGTATCAATACGCTCCTTTAGTTGCGGGTAAAGACTCAAGAGATTTTTGTAAGAAGATGGTAAACGCTAAAAAAGTTTATCGTAAAGAGGATATTATAAGAATGGGTAGTCAATCCGTAAACCCAGGTTTCGGCCCAGGAGGTTCGGATACTTATTCTATATGGTTATACAAAGGAGGGGCTAGATGTTCCCATAAATGGCTTAGAAAAACCTATGTAAAAAAAGGAAGAGAAAACGATGTTGATGTAAATAGTCCTTTAGCAGAAGTGATTAGTACAGCAGAGGCTAGGAGAAAAGGAGATAGAACAGTTAATGCTCCAGAGGTTTCGACGAAGCCAAGGGATATGCCAAATAAGGGTTTTTTATGAAAGAGATTTGGAAAGACGTTGTTGGTTTCGAGAATTGTTATGAAGTAAGTAGCAAAGGGGAAATAAGAAGTAAGGACAGATTTGTTAATCATTGGAGGGGCGGAGTAAGATTTTATAAGGGGAAAAATAAAAAATCGCGCAAAAACAAATATGGATATATGAGATGTAATCTTAAAACAAATGCTGAAAGATTTGATTTTTCTATCCATCAATTGGTTGCAAAAGCTTTTATACCTAATCCAGAGAATAAAGAGCATGTAAACCATAAGAACGGAATAAAAACAGACAACAGGTTGTCAAACCTTGAGTGGGTTACTCCTCAAGAGAATACCACTCACGCGGTGTCAAAGAGGTTAATAAAAACTAAGTTAAAGGATTCTGACGCATTGAAAATACATGATTCATTTTTAAGTATTAGAAAGTTAGCCTCATTGTTTGATGTTAATCCAAAAGTCATATGGAGGATAAAAAACGAAGTTTCATATAAACACCTTTGGAGCTAATGGCTACAACACTACTAATAAAACCAATAGACCTAACTAAAGGAACTCCATTAGGAGGGAATATTGATATTGATTCTTATGTGAGTGTTATAAAAGAGGCTCAGGTATTTGTTATAGAGCCTATTCTTGGAACTAAGCTTTATAATAAGATTATCGCTGATTTTGTAGCAGAGACTTTAGCGGGTCACTACTTAAAAATACATGAGGATTATGTTAAGCCTATACTAATTCACAAAACGGCTGCTGAATATATTTTAATAGCTAGTTACAACGTGGCAAACGGTGGAATATTTAAGCATCAACCAGAAAACGGAACACCAGTAAGTAAAACCGAAGTTGATTTCCTTTCTAATAAACAGAACTCTAAAGCTGATGTTTATATCGAGCGCTTACAAAGGTATTTGTGTGACAATAATAGCGATATAACTGAATATACAAGCGCACAGGATAACAATTATGATATTAAGCCAGATAAAGACGTAAGCACTTTTGGCGGATGGTTTTTAGGTAGGGATTATGATAATCCTACTAGTGCAGAAATAGAGATTTATAAGGATATTCTTTTTGATGAAGGAAAGTAAAAGAAGATTAAAGAGAAAAGCCTCTAAAAAGATAGAGACTTACTTAAAAAAAGAAGATGAGCGACTTAATAAGCGGAAGAACAACACCATGTAAGGATAATCTAGGAGGTATAGATAAAATATACCTAATGGATTACATCTATTATGGTATAAACCTACTAGGTGGTTACAAGTCAATGACGCTTAGTTCTTTTCCGGTAACTAAAATATTTGAGTACAAATCAAATAACATCTCTGTTTCTGAAAACGGAATTGAAGGGATAAGTCAGAGAATTAGTTTTTTCATGCCTAAGCAAGACCTTCCTACAACTCAGCTAATTAGTTTATTAAGTAATAAGAGGCTAAGGGCTATAACTATTGATTATAAAGGAAGAGCAAAAATATACGGTTTAAAAAATGGACTTGATTGCGATGTAAATATAACATCAGGGGCTTCTAAGCAAGATAGAAATGGCTATGAGATAAAATTAGATGGATTAGAACAATACGCTTCGCATTTTATATCTGATTTACAAAGCACAGGATTTTTTGAAGATGGTATTGATTTTGGATGTATTCTAGCATCAAGCGCTAATACTTCTTCTGGTTTAGGATTAATAAGCTCATGTAATTCGATAACAAATCAAGTTTTTACTGATTCAATATTAACAAGCTCAAGTGTTTTAGCGAGCACCTCTGAATTAACAAGTTTATAATGGCATTAACAACTATAAATAACGGAGCTTTTGAAAATGACCCCTCTGCGGAAACAATAAGAAGTGGTTTCGAGAAAGTAAACACTCAATTTACAGAGATATTCGCTAAAATACCTTTAGAGTTAGCTAGTAGTCAAGGATTAATATTAAAAGTAAAAGCTGATGAAACGGGGTTTGAGTTAGTTTCTGCTGGAGGGTCTGGGGATATGCTAGGGTCTAATAACCTAAGTGATGTAGTTAACGTGTCCACAGCAAGAACAAACCTAGGATTAGGAGACGCCTCTACTAGTGATGTTACAGATTTTGCCACGTCAGCCCAAGGCGTTAAAGCAGATTCTGCAATACAGAGTATAGGTGCTGGAACAGGGGTTTCAGTTGACGCAACAGACCCTTTAAATCCAATAGTAAATGCAAACGCAGTAGTTCCAACATCTTTAAGTTTTGCTCCATTAACGGGGATTCTAACATTAGCACTAGCAGGAGGAACAGATATAACAATTGATTTATCGGACTATACAGTATTAAAAATAGATGGATACCAGGTTGAAAAAGGAGCTGGAAACACTAACCCAACAACGATAGAGGATGATGATAAGGGGTTTGGTTTTGATGGTGACACTTTCCACGCATGGAAACAAGTAAGTGGAGTAAAAGAAGATATGATAACAGGTTCAATATTTTAAATGGAACAATATATACCATACATAGCATTAGGTCTTTCAGGATTAGCGATTTACTTATCTCTTAAAAAAGAGAGTGTGGTTACTTATAAAACTGATTTAGACGATGTAAAAAGAATTGATGAATTAGAAAAAGATTTCACAGAAGTTAAAAACGTGGTTGAAGACCATCAAGATATATTAAGAAATAGTAAGGCATGAAAAAGATATTATTTACAATAACGGTTTTATTATCGGTTTACGCTAAATCTCAAGTTTTAGGTGCTGATATGTTAAACTTAGGTACAAAAACAACCGCAGAAATGAACGCTATAACTGTTGCTCAAGGGCGGCAAGTAGGTTCTTATGTGGACAATTCAGATACGGGTTCTTTATGGCGTTACAACGGCACTGCTTGGGTAGACCAAGCTGTTTCAGGCGGAGGCGGTTCTGATGATGATATAACCGCAGTAAGTTTTGACGGAACTAATTTAACGGTAACAGAGGGGGCAACTTCCTTTAGCGCTGATATATCTGGTGTTGATACTCAATTAAATCAAACAGAAGTAGGGGCATTTGCCACGGCAGAGGGTTTTATTACAACCTACACAGAAACAGACCCAACAGTTAATCAAGCTTTAATAGAAGGGTTTGGATTTGTAACGGGTGCGCATACGGTTAATACTGATGACCAAACAGCAACAGAGGTAACGAACACGGCTGTTAATGGTAATACAAACGTTCAAGCTGTATTAGATGACCACGAAACTAGAATAGATGCTTTAGTAGGCGGTGGTTCTGATGGAGCAATAACAGACTTAACTTTAAACGGAACAACCTTAGAGGTTACAGGAACGGGAACGGCAGAGAATGTAGATGTAGATTTATCTTCTTTACAAGATGGATTTGAGGCTAATACAAATGATTTTGTAAGTGCTGGAAATGTATCGGGAACAGACTTAACATTAACCATAGCAAATCAAACAAATCCGGTTATTGATTTAAGCCCTTTCTTATTAGAAACTAATTCAGCTCTAGTTAAACTTGATGAGGGTAACGGATTTGGTTTTGTAAGAGTTGGAAGAACAGCAAACAATTACGGCAACGTAGGAGAAAACGCAATTGATTTTAGCACAAGCACAAGTTTTAGTACAACTAATGGCGCTACTGGAAATGAATCTTTTGCTAATGGTGAAAATGTAATAGCAAGTGGAGATTCTTCTTTTTCAAACGGTGTAAGCTCAACAGCTTCCGGTACTGGTTCTTTTGCGAATGGATTAAATGCAAACGCAACAGCAAACTATGCCCTAGCTCTAGGTTTTGATGTTACGGCCTCTGGAGTTTATTCTTTTGCAAGGGGTGATAATGTAACGTCTGCTGGTCAAAATTCATTTGCTAGTGGTACTTATGTTAATTCACCTTCTTACGCAGAATCGACTTTAGGATACAATGCGACAACTTATACACCTGGTTCAGCAACAACTATAGTGAGTACTGATAGATTATTTACGTTAGGAAACGGAGCGAGTCCAGGAAGCACAAGCGATGCTTTAATTGTATTAAAAGATGGAACTATTACAGCACCTTCTTTAAGTACGGCAGAAATAACAACAGCAGGAAATTCGGCATTAATCACTAAAGAGTATGCAGATGCTAACTATAGCGGAGGCGGCTCTACACTAACACAGGAAGAAGTCGAAGATTATGTAGGTGGAATGGTAGTTGCTACAAATGACGGTCTAAACTATACAGATGCTTCAGGGGCTTTAACGGTTGATAATTCTGAATTAGACGCTTCAGTTATTCCTAATGTTCCTAGTGGAAACTTAACATCACCAACCATACAAGGCGCTTTAAATGAATTACAAAGTGAAGTGGATGCTTTTTCTGTTAGTTCTAATAGTGATGTATTAACTTTTTCTGATGAAGCAGACGGATATACATTCTTAGCAACTGATTTTGATAGTGGGCGCAAAATGTTTGAAAACTTTAGCGCAACTGATGAAGAATACGTATTAGATGATGTTGCATCAGTAGGTGAAAAAGTAGTAATAAGTCAAAAAGGAACGGGTAAAATACAAGTTGCAGAAGGTACGGCTAGTTTGCCTTTAGGAGAATTTCAAACAAAAGATAATCAAACCCATTTAACACTATACAAGGCTAGTGATAATAACTATTATGTAATTGGTGATTGGGATACTTATACAAGCACGCCTGCTGGAAATCCTAACTTATTTGATGGAGGAGCAACAAACCCAGGAGGTTTAGAAGCTAATGGAGTAGGTAACTGGCAGTCTGATGAAGTTGCTAATACAACTATAGTAGCATCAACAGCTCAAGTAAATGAAGGCACTTATAGTTTAGCAGTAACTCAAAATAGTGAAGGGGCTAATAACGGTGATTCTCAAGCATCAATAACTCTTGTAGGTGTTGCAGAAGGTACTTATGATTTTAGTATGGATTATTATGTTCCGGTAGGTGTTGATGATTTTAGAATAACAGTAGACAACCCAGGAACAGGATTAACATATATGGGTAATACAATTAGTGATGGTACTGGAGCTTGGTTAACCAAAACAGGAACGGTTACAATACCACCTGGAGGACAAGATGTGAGGGTATTTTATAGAGTTTCTAATGTGTATCCAACAGCTAACACATTGCCGGCTACTATTTACGCTGACAACTTAACATTGATTTTGCAATAAATGAAAAAGCTTTTATTCTTATTACTGCCATTTATAGCATTAGCTCAAGCTCCAGAGATTGGAGGGCAAGCCATATTCTACCCTACACAATGGAATACTTATACTCAAAGAGTTTTAGATGGGTATACAATACCGGGTAGAAGTTATGATGAGGGCGCAAAGATTATAGCTCAATCTGCAATATTCTACAACGAAGTAACTGGTGGAAACTTTGCAGAAGCGGGTAGGTGGGGCAACTTTCATAATACAACAGCGAGAATACCAAGAAATAATGGAGATGGTATTTACGAACCCCATTCTTACAGGTCTACAGTAACAGGTGGTGAAAGTTGGTATCCTAGAAATACAGAGAACGAAAGCGAGTTAATAAATTACGCTGCTTTAATGATGTTGATTTGTCATAAGGCAGATGAAAACTTTGTAGATGGTACTACTTATTCTTTGGTAAATGCTTCAAGAGAGATTACATGGAATGGCTCTTTACAAACCCTTACAAGTGTTAGAGACCAATTAGCAAGTGTTATACTAGATGAATTAATATGGTTAGCTGATAGCGATTCTCACGACGCCAGTAATGGCGGTTCTTTAGATGGTACTTCTACTTACTATGACGGAACAACGAGGCCATCAAGAACAAACGCAACACATGGAACGTTTGAAAGATTCTTTTTTAGCCCCACAAGTCAATTTGATTCTACAAACGGAGCGAGGACTTCAAGCCCTTGGTGGATTTCATTTGCTAAGTTATCTAAGTTGTCTCATTGCTTTGGTGCATTAAAAGAGGTTTATAGCTCTAACGCTACGTTTATAGCTAATGAAGATAAAATAGCATACTGGTTTAAAGATTGGGTAGCTTTTGGCTATGAAAATATGAGCTTTGTAATTGATGATACTTTAGGCTCAACATGGAGAAACTTTAACGACGATTACCAAGGCGGTGGCTCTTTGTTAAGTACTGCCGGAGGATTTCAAGCAGCTTACTATACAAACAATGATGGAACGGGAGCGGTATTCCCTCCTTATGGTGGTTTATGGGATTTATTTAACAATAGAGAGAATGACCATTGGGAGTACATACATAACTACGCAACTTATTTTGGTGATACTTTCTTGCTTGATTATATGGAAGATTGGTGGAAAGCTCACATGATAACCTATGTAGATGAAAACGGAACTCTAATGGAGTTTTATAGAGGTGACGGAAACCCTACACATCAATACCCGCATATTATACAGGTACAATTAGCTTCAATGGCTCATGTTCATGGAGTAGCTGCGGTTAATGAGTTCACTAATGTTACAGACCCTAGAAAATATTACGACTTTATAACTACTGATGGTAGTGATGATGTATACGCTACAAATCCGGCTTACAATACAACAGATGGTGTAACAGGAAAAGGCCTAGAAAGTGTATTAAACTTTATTGCTGAAACATGGCAAGCCCCTGCAAATGGAGGATTAAGAAATGCTATTTATTCTCAAGGCGGTAATGGGTATCCAAGTATAAAAACAAACACAAATAGTATCGCTCCAGGTTTAGGTAATCTTTATTATGATACGGCTTTATTAGAAGCTGCGAATATTAGGGATGGGAGTTTAGGATTTACAGATGGATATACAGACCACGGAAGCGGAGCGTTTAGCGGTGAATGGGGTCAAGCTTGGTTTATTGCTGGAGCAATGGGGGGACAATTAGCCACTTATGATTTAGGAGGAATAGCAGAAACAGACATCGCAGCCTTTGAAGCTGGGGGCGGAGGAACTACCCCTGTCACAAGCAAAAAAAGAGAAGAGAACGTTACAATTAATTAGATATGAGTTTTATAGAAAAGTACAAAAGTGGTTTAGCATTATTCATAGGAACAATCTGTTTGTTCGTAGCCTTGTTCTTACCAGGAAGATATGCTTTAAGTGCTGAAATGCATAAAGAATTTGATTCGGTTTGGGATGTATGGACTTCTATAAACTGGATATTCCTTGTATTAGGTATAATCTTCTTGTGGGGTGAAATAGTAAAGGTAGCTAAGTCAGTAGGTGACGGAGTTGGAAATGTAATTGATAAAAAGACTTCATGATGCCTTACAAAGCAATGATAGAACCAACAGCGATAACAACAGGCTTAGTGAGTTTAGGGTATTCTTTAACAGCTTCTAATATTCTAGGAGGTATTAGTAGTGTTGTTATTATCATTTACTTTTTATCAATGCTCTATTATAAGATAGTTAAACCTTATCACAATGGAAAGTGGGGGTCATATTTTAAATCAATAATAAAAAAGTTTACAAAATGAAAGTAATTAAACAATTTTTCGCAGCAGCAATCGCATTTTTAACTAGCACAGGATTTGCTTATTTAGGATATGGCGGTGGAGCTATAGGTGTTTTTGTGTTTTTCCCTAAGACATGGTTCTGGGGTTCAATCTTTGGTTTATTCATTGGATTGTTTTGCATGAAAAATGCTGAACTATTAAAGCCTTGGGCTAACAAGCAGATTGAGGACATTAAAGATAAATTAGGATTATAAATGGCTTGTGCGGCAACATACGATATTACTTGTACTAAAAAAGGAGATACTTGGAAGGGTAGAACCTTCACTTATGATAGAGACGGAGTTGTGCAAGATTTAACGGCTTATGCAATAGCTATGCAAGTTAAAACTCCAGGCGGTGAGATATTGCTTGATTTGTCAATAGGTAGTGGTATTACTTTAACCGATGCTGTTAACGGGGTTTTTACAATAGACCCGGTTATAACGCCTAATGCAACGGGAGTTAATTATTACGATATACAGTTTACAAACGCTGGCATTGTAAGCACATATGTAGAGGGTAAATTTATTATAAAATCCGATATAACTAGGTGAGCGAAACCGTAAACATAACTGTACAAGAAACGGTTGAGAATGTAACCGTAACGGTAAATGAAGTTACTGAAGAAGTTAATATTTCTGTTAGTGAGACAACGGAGCAAGTTAATTTAAATGTAAGCGAAAACGCAACCGTAGTTATTCCCCCTTCTTTTGAGCAAAGGGTAAATGATTTGGAAAACGAAGAACATATATTATTTAACACTTTACCATTATTACCATAAAAATATTTAGAAATGGCATTACAAAATACAGATTTATTTATTGTTGAGCGTTCAGGCGTTCAATACCAAATGACAGCAAATCAGATAGCTGATTTTGTTGGGGCAGTTAGAGATTATACAGTTGCTGATATTTCAGCTAGAGACGCATTAACGGGGCTTAGTGTTGGTGACAGGGTTTTTGTTACTGATGCAAGCTCAGAAGCTGATGTAGATACTGGTTGGGCTATCTATAGATTAGCGTCAACTTCTCCTGATGTATATGAAAAAATACAAGAACAAGAGAGTATGGATATAACGGTATCCGCTGCAACTAATTTAGGCACAACTATAACCGCTGCAAGTATCACTGTTACTAACGATACAGGTACTGATGCTGTTATTCCTTTAGCCGACGGAACAAATGCAGGTCTTATGCCTCCAGCCGCTTTTACAGCAATACATGACCCTGCGAGTGCTGGATTAACAGCAGGAACAAACCCGGTCGTAGTAAACGGGGGAACTCAAGAAGTTACATTTAATATAACACAATTAGACGCTCTACCATAAATGGCAGTACAAAGCACAGATGAATTAGCATTATCAAGATTAGGAATAGTTGGAAAAGCAACTGCTCAAGAAATTGCAGACTTATCTACAGGTGTTAATTCGTCCTCTCAATCTGAAACTTTTGAAGAATCAGCAGCTCTATCTACAGCAACTGGTTCTGGTTTTCAGTGGGGTGTTGGTAATGGTGATGAAATAGGGCAAAACGGAGGTGTTCCAATTGCTTTTGATGGCTCAATTAGAAAATTATTCTTGTACATAGTAGAAGGAAGCGCAACAGTGGAGCTCTACGTAAATGGAAATGCTTCAGGACAAGTAATTACAGCCTCTGGAGCTAATGACAAAACGGTAATAACTGTTTCTGTACCCGTTTCGGAAGGGGATTTAATAAACTTTAGAACTACGGTAGCTTCTGGAAACACAAATGGTGGAAATGTTGGTTTTTTAGCTAATGCTACTGGCGCTCCTGATTCATTTTCTATAAATGAAGCATCAGATGTTGATGTCTCAGGAATATCAAACGGACAAACTATTCAATGGAATCAAACTAATTTAGAATTTGAAAATGTAGATTTCCCTAATACCGGAGTTGATTCTGATGAAGTTGGGGCAATTGCAGCAGGTTCTACTTTAGGTTTACAACAATCTTTGTTAGCTAATGCAGGGCAACCGGGCCTAACCGTATTAGCTGTGGGGCAAACCAATACAGGTAAGGTTCAAGGAACTTCTTTAGGTGATGGTAATGTTATAGAGGTCTATGCAAATGGCGCAGATTATTCTTCAGGAACTGTTTTGTATCGAGAATTTATGGCTTTGGGTGAGCCTATTGTTTTTACTGGCTTATCTAACGGTTCTATTATAACAAGCACACAAGGTTTTTATGGTGTTTCTGAAAATTTTTCAGGCAGTTTAGAATCTCCTATGCCTTTACTTAGTTACGGACTTTCATTTAAAGAGACTTTTCTATATGCATTTAGAAATTCTCAAACATACAGCACAACACCTGGTCAAGTTAATAATGCTGGTAGGGTAAATGTTGTAAACGGCCCTTTAGCTAGTGTAGTTAAATTTACTGATGGTACTGGTGTAACGGTACAGGGTCAAGAAAATATAGAGCTAGACCCTTGGGAATTTGTTCAATTAAACACTTCAGGAAATCAAGAGTATATCGTTTCTAGCACTAACAATGTCATGGCTTGTATCTATGCCGATGATGGGTTCTACGATATGAGGTTAGCAATGCCCTTGACTAATGATGGTATCACATGGCCTAGAAGTGGTTTTATATCTGCTCCTTATAATAATACTCAGGTTGAATTTTTTACAAGAGATAATGTAACGGGCTTTATAAACTCAACCGCAGGTACAGGAGTAAGTCCTGGTAGTCCAATTGATTTTGATGCAGCAGTAGGCGTGGGTACTGGAGCAAGTGATGCTGATTATGAACCAGACGGGGCTACAAGAGTTTTAGCAGTAGGCTTAATATCGGCATATTCGGGAGCGGATAGCGCAGGGCTTGAGGCTTCACCGCTTATGCCAACAAGCGCTATGAGTCAAGTTGTAGCACAACCTCAAAGTATCGATGATAGTGGTGACGGTGGAAATTCGGGCATAGCTATAGCGAGTCCATATGAGGGTACTGCTAAAATTTACGAGTGGAATGATGTTACTAAGTCATTAGACCTAGCTTATACGTGTCCACTTACAAGAAACGGAGTAACAATAACGAGCAAACAAGACCAAAATCACCCAGCAGCAGGTGGAGTTGCGAATGATACGGGATACGTAACTTTAGTTGGAGATTTATCACCAGGCGTAATTATTGCTGATGTGCCTATAACTGTTATTGTACAATCTAACGTTTCAAATCAAACAACAATAAGGAGTCAAAACGGAACTACTGCAACTACTATTATTAATGAAGATGACGAAACCCTTATGTTAGGTTGGACACCAGCAACGCTAAAAGCGGAAATAACAGAGGGAGCAGATGGAATATTATATAAAAGAGTAATAACAGGAGGAACAGAAAGCTGGGTCGTGGCTTAGTTTCTCACTCACAAAATTTAACATGAGAATATCAGATTTCTGTATAGTTGACAAGCCAACACCATTAGATGTAATTGATAAAATAGAAGAGTTTCATTTACAGCCTTTAAGGATGGTTAACGCTTGCGCTGATTTTAATGTTTTTGTTTCTGCTAACTCAGGTTACAGACCAAGAGCATATGAGTTAAGCAAAGGGCGAAAAGGAAACTCACAACATTGTTTTTACGGCAAGGGAGCGGTAGATGTTACTTGTGAAGACTTTAAGGAAAACAAGGATAAACTATTAGAGGTGCTAATAGAAGAAACTGAATATACAAGATTTGCTATTTATAACACTTTCATACACGTGGATTACGCGCACCAAGTAGAAAACAGGTGGGTATTCAATAGTAGATGGGAGCGAATTAGAGAAGTATGACACCTTTAGAAGATTCATTCCAAGACATACTATTACCGGAAAACTTCATCAATAACTTTACAGATGAAGAACATTTCAAAGAATGGTGTCGAGGTGGAATAATCAACGATTTAAAGGAGATGTTAAAAGTATTTGAAGAGCATGAGATGTATGAGTATGCAAGACATATTCAAGATGTAATTGATGAGAAAGTAAATAAAATGTTAGATGGACTCGGTTTCACAGATTAACAAAATACTAGGTTACAAAACCTATTCAGAAAAAAGAAAAGTGGATGCATTATTAGAAATGGATGCCACTAACTACACTAACTTAGGAACTGATTCTACTAAAGAAGAACGGGAACAAGTAAAGAAAAATTCTAAATTAATTTACAAAGCGATTAAAACTGTAGAGTGGCATTTGGGGGCTGCCTTATTATACGCAATGGACTCTAAATAGAGTTCTCATAAATTATAAATCTCCTATGGTTAGTTACGATGATTATTTTGAAGAATTTCTTACCCTTTATGAATCTGACCCTGAAATATCAGGTGATAAAATGGCGGTTTCAAGATTTATTAAACACAAGTACGGAACTGAATTACAAGACAAATCCGTAAACGCAATTAGAAAAGCCTTATCTGAAAGGCTAGACCGGCACTATGCAGATATTGAGATAGTTGCTGAAAATGTAAAGTTTAAGAAAGAAAAGCAAAAAGCGCAAGATAAGAACAGAATAGCCAATAAGTCCTTTAGAGAACACGCTAGGTTAGAAAACGCACTACAGGAGTTTTCAAAGGCGCAAAAACAGGTTTATAAGGATTTTGGGAAAGAGCTTTCTACTATAAAACTAAAACCTACTCTTAAACCAAACAAAGGAGGGACTGGAGTAATGCAGATTACAGACCTTCATGGTAACGAGCTTGTCGATTTGCCCCATAACAAATACGATTTTAACGTACTTTCAAAAAGGCTAAGATTATATGTACAAACCTGCTTATTGGATTTTAAGTTAAAAGGATACAAGGATGTTATAATGCTTTTTACTGGCGACCTTTTAAACTCAGACCGAAGGCTAGACGAATTATTAAATCAAGCCACGAATAGAGCAAAGGCAACTGGATTAATGCGATATATCATTACTCAAGCAATTATTGAGGTAAGAAACGCAGGGCATAACGTAAAGGTCATATCCGTACTAGGAAACGAAAGTAGAACAGGTAAAGAAATGCCGTTTAGCAATGAAGGGTTAAGCGATAACTACGATTTAATGATTATGGACGGAGTTAAAGATGTTATAGAGGCATCTGGTATTTCTGGTATTCAATTTTTAGATATTGATAAAGTAGAATGCGTTGTAAATATAGACGGCAACAAATGGCTAGTAGCTCACAACGTCAATAGGTCAGTAGATAATCAAAAGAATGCACAATCTGCAATAGGCAGAATGTCATTAAATGACCAAAAAATTAGATTTATAATAGGCGGTCATATACACGCAACTCATGTGACGGACATTTCAGCACGTTCAGCCTCTATGGTAGGGGCTAATAGTTATTCTGAAAATGCATTAAACCTAGCGGGCAGGGCTGCTCAAAATTATTATCTATGTAGAAATGGAAGAATAACAACGGTTGTAGTCGATTTACAAGATGCTGAAGATATAGAAGGTTATGATATTATTCATAAACTAGAAGCTTACAACGCAAAAAGCGTTTCCAAGCTTAGAACCCCCAAGGTAATACACGAAATAGTAGTATAAGGACTGATATAAAATAACACAAAATGACAGTAAAAATTAAATTAAAAGACACAACCACTCCGGTTTTTTACAATGGGGTGTTATCACATTTCTTAGAAGGAAATACATTAGCTCTTCTATTTGAAGACGGCTCTGTTCGTAATTTTCCCTTTATTCATATATGGTATTATGAGACAAAGCAAGAAAGGCTAAAAACCGAATCCCCAGAAGAGCAAAAACAATAAACAGCACAAGTCCTATTCCTAATGTGTTTATGATGGCAATTTAAAAAAAAGACAAATGAACTTTAAGAACTTATCAGAGAATTTAATAATAGTAATTGTTTCGGCATCATTAGGTGGTGTTATAGGATATACGGCTTCGACTAAAGCAAATAAGCAAGTAGTAACTCAATTAACGCCTACTATAGAAAAGGCTATTGATAAAGAAACTATAAAGAATGAGATTAAAAATGAAATTAAAATAGATAAGATTAAAAAATCTGATTCTATAAGAATAGTTTTAGACCCTACTAATAATCAAAAACCAATAAATGTAATTGGGGGTTGTTTTCACAAAGATAGTAGTGTTGTAGCCAACAAACATCTAACTAGAAAGCAAAAGAAAAGATTAGGTATTAAATAGCACTTAAAACACCCCTAGCAATTTTAACGGCTGCTTCTATTGATTGTTCATTTACACCATCCATAAAGCAAAGCCCATAAGCGGTATTAGAATCACAAATCAAGTCATTTCCCCTTTTGTAGAAAGTTCCGTCTAGTATTCTGTTATTTACTATGATGTTAAGATTTCCCATTATTCTATTAGTAGTTCTATTACGATACTTACCGAAACAATCAGCCAAAATATAAGCCCGTTCTTGTCTTCTCCGTCTTTCATACCATGTCTTCAAAACTATCATTAATCACCTTTTGAATATCAGAAGGGATGTCTACCACTAAACCTATGGATTCTTCAAAATTGAAATTAATATCCTTTTTTCCATTCTGAATAAGCCAATCATTAATTATATTGTTCTTATTGTATAAACTAAAATTGAATTATAAAATGCTTTCCTATCATCTTTAAATAAGGGTCGTTATTAGCTCTTAATCTAGCCTCCACTCCCTGAGGGCTTATCTTATTTATTTTTGCATATTCAGCCTTTGAAATGAACTTGTATTTTGTAACTAAAATTTTAGTCATTTCAAGTTCTTCAGTCATTGTAAATCTACCGCTGTCTATTGCTTTCTTGAATCTCTTAATGTTTTCAGTACTTTCCATAGGTTTAATTTTGTAAGTAACGATATACCGTAGTTATGTACAAGCGCAATATCTGTACGCACTCAAAACGGTTATTTGCGCCAGTACATAACAATGCGTATAAAACATAGCTATGTAAGTGCTTAACCGTTTATTTAGTGCATATCTACCCATAATTAAATTATAAGGTTTGTACTCGTTCCATAATATCGGTAACGTCTTGGTCGTTTTGATGCCCTAAAACATCGTCAGTTATAGGCGTGTTGTAAGTTAAAGAACCTTTATACATTACAGCTACTTCCCATAAGTTTGGGTATCCGTAAGAGCCATTAAATTTAACAACACTTACACCGTAATCATTATCAAAGTCCATTCTTGCTTGCACGCCATTACCTATTGGATGCGATTTAAATTCTAAGTCTTTAAAAGTTTTCATTCTATTTTAATTTAATTATTAATTTCTGTTTTTATTCAAAAGTTTGTGCTTCGTAAACGCTACGTTTCATACGCTAACCGTTATCAAAAATAATTTACTACTATCCACATCCAAATAAAGTGCATTACTTGGTCTACTACAAAATGACCCCAGGGCAAAGAGTTTTGCTTTAATTCGGTTTGAAACGAACCCATAGTTTTACACCACCATCCTACAAATGCAGTTCTATCTTGCAACCAATGTTGTACAGCTATCAAAGCTAATTGCAACCAACTTAATTCAGTCAATAAAAATGGGGTCATATAAAGCAAAACGTGCAGTGTGCATATCCAACTATTTTTCTTCTTTCCAACTGCTTGCCAGTCATTTTGTAGCAGAAAGTCGCCTATGAAGTGAGCGAGAACGTAAGGTAAATTCATCCGTAAATTACATTTGCTAACACCATATAAAATTAATTACTTGGTGTTGGTTAATTTATTAAGTTTTTGCTCTAAAAAATTTAGATATTTAAAAGTGTTTTCTACAATCTCTTGTCTTTCCCCAGAGCTGGTTGCTTCCCAATAGTTTTTTAGAGTTAAATTTTTCGGCTTTTTCATTGTGTGTTTATTAATGTTTGAGTTTATCTTCCGTAACTAATCTTATATTTTAACGTTAATAGTTAATATTTGGCGTGTTCGTCGCTGTACTTTCAAACCTTTCGACTAAAACAAGGCGTTTATATTCCTTGTTGCGCTGGTACGATACGCCAAAAACTAACAATAACACCGTATATACGTAAAAAAGTAAAAGCCTTTGCGCTCTTCTTTAGCTTGTTTGCGCAAAAAGGTCGCCTTGTCTATTTTCATAGTTCGTTATTAATACTTCAGTTCGTCTGTTTTTTAAGTTATTACGTTCACCAATTACAATGATATTTAAACCACGTTTTTCTGCTTGTTCAATAATGAATGGTTGATTAAATTCACTTATTGCAAATAAACATTTAGATTCTACCAACAAATCAAATAAATCAATACTATCTTGTTCTTTAAAACTATCGCTATAATTATCTTTAGTTTCTAAATAAGGTGGGTCGCAATAGATTAGTGTTTGTGCTTCTTGGTTTCTGCCATCTTGTATAAATCCTATTTTTTTTACAACTTCTCTAAAATCGCAATTCATTATTTTAACAGAACTTAATTTATCAAATGTTAAGTCTATATTATCAATTAAATTTTGTTTTGGATTATCAGTTGTTCCCATTCTTAAACTTCCACCATTACCATGTAAAGTGCAATTACTAATAAACAAGAATCTTATTGCTTTTAAAATATTGTCTTGTTCTTGATTTTCCTTCCAGTAAGTTAAAATTTGTTGGTCTAAAGGTGTTTTTATAAACTTCTCAACTAATTCGTTCTTATTGTTTTTTACTGTTAGCCATAAATTAAAAACATCAGAATCTAAATCATTTAGAAAGTTATATTTAACCATTGGCTTATTAAAGAACATTCCACCTGCACCAAAAAAAGGCTCAATATAAATTTTATGTGGAGGAAAATGCTTTTGTATTTCCTTTGCAATTTTCTTCTTGTTTCCTAATCTTCTTAAAATCATATTTTCTTACTGTTATAAATATTTGGGTTTTGCAAACCCATTGCCATCTTCTTTTTTTACTTTTCTACGTATATACGAATACGTTATGTGTAATGGTGGTTTAAGTTTGTTGCAGTTCGTTTCACAATCCTCATTGCCAACGTATTTTCGCTAGACTAGACTAGTGCATTAAAACCACCACTACAAGCGCAAAAAAGCGCACATAACAAAGTGTATAATTAATTAAAAAAGGTCTGTGATTACTCTATCAACAGAAGGTTTTAATAATTTAAACATTTCAGCCTTATTTGGGTCAACGTCTTTTTCCTCTACTGTAAACCAGAACAAAACCGCTAATGTTATTCCTACTTTGTCCGCAATTTTTTCTAAAACTTCGGTACTTGGTTTTTTCTTGTTATTTTCAATTCCAGATAAATAACTTTGTGTTATTCCTACAAGTTCACAAAATTGCTTTTGGTTTAAGCCTTTGTTCTTTCTTACTGTTTTTACTGCTTTTCCTATGTTCATTATATAAAAATGTTTAAATTATTAACCAAAGGTAATATATTATTTCCAATGGCACAAGTTTTAACCCATTTTTTTAACTAATCATACACAACAACGTTCACGGGCATAACCTCAGCACGGCAACCTCAACTCACTAACGTTCGACTTCGGTAGCCTTAGCTTCACATACGAGAAACAAAACTACTTTCATCCGTTTTCCTTATTTCTCTAATGCCCGTGAACGAAGCGCAGATACAGAAAAAAGGGGCGAGCAATGCTACGCATTGACTAAAAATCAACTAACTCATACTGTAAAATAAGTTCCTTTATAACTCTATCAACTTTCTGACAATTATCAGTTATTTGAAACATCGCAGGCTCATTGTAAAGGTTGTCAACCGTAAATGGAACACCTAAAACCTCACTAGAGTCTTTTTCAAATCCTCTCTCTTCAACAATCCAAATAGAACCTTTATCACAACTCATAGTATGAAAGTCGAAAGTTCCTAAGTGAAGTTTAGAGCCGACAGGTAGCCTACATTCTTTCGCCTTTACCTCAACTTCCTTGACGTAATTCAAGCCATTACCACCATTTAAAACACTCTTGTAATTAAACAATGACATAATTAACCCACCACTATACAAAGCGTTTGAATCTGAATTTGTTTCAGCGGTATGATGTGTAATATTTCCTTTTAACGTAGTTATAGTTACGGGGTATCTATGAGTATGGTACTGCACATCAAAAGGCTTTAATTTCTTGTGAGCAATAAAAATCCTTGTCAATTTGCCAAACTCTGTACCATCTATTACTAAAGAAAAAACGCCTTTTGCATGAACATTTCTCATTGAAAATTTTAGGCTTTCGTTGTTTGGCTTATTCATCTTTTCCAAGATGGTTTTTAAAAATTCTTTCATAATCAGTATTTAAGTGAGCATACTTGCCCGTTTAGTTTCTAATTGTATGTGCGTTACGACCCGTGAACACTAGATATTTTTCCATTGCCTACGGCAAGCCCCTTTTTTCTGTCTGTCGCCTTTCGTACTTTCCGCAATACAAATGAATTTGATTGCTCTCGTACACGGCAACAGAACATATCTGCGCTTCGTTGTAAGTAATAAAATCACTTTACTACTTTTATTTTTATAACATTGGTAAACATTTCATTTACTTGTTCAATATCATTCACCTTTACTATTTTGGTTTCTTTAGTGCTATAATCGTCTAATAGTGCGTGTCCGCTATCGTGCCATTTTAAGTAAGTAACAGAAACAGTGATTTTACTACTCACAACACTGTATATACTTAATTGCTTTAATAGATAATCTACAAACTCATCGCTATAAGTACCGCTTGGTAACATTTGCCCATTCCCATCATAAATGCTATTTCCTGTTTCTAATTCGTATTTGTGTTTAAAGTCCATTACTGTCTATTTAATTTATTACTAATTTCACGCAACTAAGCATATACTTTAACGTTGTAGTTAACCCTTCGGGTCGGCTGAAAAGCCTTAACCACAACACTGTATAACACCCATACTAAAGGTAGTTGCCTAATCGATGTTAGGTGCTTATCATCAATAATTAAACATTTTTTGCCAACGCTCTTTTAAACTCTCTCATTAATTGTCGCCATTCATTTAATTTTTCATCATCTGCTTTATCAAAGTTTTTTATATCATTTTCATATTTCCATTCCAGACCAGTCAGTGCATCTTCAAAGGCGTTTAAGAAGTCTTTAGAATAAGCAATCAATATTGCATTATGATACGCTTCTACTTCACCGCCAACACCAGGCCATACAGTTGTATTGCACACTGTAGCATTTTCGTTTCCTATTCCATATTGCTTCATAGGTCTTCTACTTACAATATTCCATTTGCCTTTAGTTCCTTTAAATTCCATCGCTTAAAATGTTTAATTATTTAGATTCGTTTTTTAATTTGAAAGTCGTTTTGTGTTTGCCGTACGGGTGTTATACTAAACGTTGTGTGTAATACTAACAACTACCATATCTAAAACTCCCAAATCCTTCACCATCGTATTCTTCATCTATAAAGAATCCAAGTTTATCAAGTTCTTCAATATCTTCCTTGCTTACTAACTCAGGGTTTATGTCTACATAAAAGTAGTCGTGTTCACAATGGCTTGGATTTCTTGGATTGCCATATTTTAAAAGGATTTGTAATGCTTTTATTAAATCTTCCATCTTTCTATTTAGTTTGCGGCTTAATACCGTACTACACACAACAATGTATATAGTTTATAAGCCTAATTAATATTCGTTTTTAATTGTAAATTTCTGCTATGGCTTACAAAACCATATACTCAACGTTGTAGATAATATTACTTTTTATTCATTTCTTCTTGTAGTTTTTTACCAATTTCTTGCAACCTTTCAACTCTTTGTTTATCCCAAAGTAATAGCCTAACATTTGTTTTTTTACCGTTTACATAAGTATCTACATATCCTTTATCATCTACTTCACCACAAGTAATACTATCAACAACAAAAGGTATAGTGCATTGCTCTATCTCGTTTATCAAGTCTTGCTTGTCGTGCCAAGTACTTATATGGTCTTGGTCGTTATCAAACCGCCAATATTGGTTTATCAAATTAATTATTTTTCTCATCAGTATATATTTATTAAAATCTGTTCTTAATTCCGCAACACACCATACCTAAACACGTTATATGCAATTATTTAAAATTGCCACCGCACCGTCAACCATATTGTCAGTTAATCCTATTTCGCTGTTTGTATTAAGGTAGTGGGCTTTTTGTTCTAATAACATATCAGTATCATCATCAAGTATCACGTAAGTAAAATCCTTTCCCAGCTCTTTTCTTTCCCAATTCTTTCCGTTGTCAGAATGTATGTGCGTATCTATCCATTGTTTTATCTCAACACCTCTTGGTATAGATAGGTGTATTCCTGTTCCTTTTTCAAGGTATTGATAGGCTCTAATTGTTACGCCTATCAAGCTATCATTATACAAGAAACCTTCATTTTTCATATGTTCTTTAGTCCTTTCTAAAGTCGCATATCGCCAAGAAGAAGATAAAACAATTTTAGCCTGTGTTTGGTCAAGTATTTTACCAAGTAACTTTTGTTTCTCATCAGACAAAGCCCACAATCCATCTTTTAAACAGCTCGGCACTGCTAAAACGCCATCTATGTCTAAGAATATAATTTTTTCCATCGCTAAAATTTTAAATAACAGTTCGCTTCGCCATATAACAACGGCTAAATCAGCATTGAAAAGCAGTTTAGCCAAACGTTAGTGTGCATAGTCTTTACATTCTATTGGCATATCCAGTTCAGCGGTGTTTGTTATTCCATCCCAATGGTTCATGCTACACCAAAATTCTGGGTATGGTTGGTCATGTTGCGGGCTTTCATAGTGCATATTTTTACATTTTCCGCAACTACGCACACTAACACTATCTATAGCTAATTGCGCTTCGAGGTCGTTTATTAACTCTAGGGTTTTAGTTATTAGAATTTCTTCACGTTCTGTTGTGAATTTTGGTTTTTCAGTTCCAGTTAATTTGTATAATAATTCTTCTCTTGTCATAATTTATTAAGGTTTGTGATTAATCGGCAACTAGCCATAGATTTAACGTTGTAGGTAATGGCGCATACGTGTTACTCACTCATACGCTTTAGGTGCGCCACTACCCACAACACGGTATATAATTAAAAAATAATACTACTCTTCGTCAAGTATTACAACTTCATCACGCGAAAGAACTTCACCGTTTGGCTCTTCCATAAAGTTTATTTCCTGTTTGCTAACGGAGTTTAAAAGTCCGTATGTAAATTCAGTTTTTCGCTCTGCCATAAATACTTCCATATTTTCAGGGTATTGGCTTAATGTTTCTATCAGTTTTTTTACTGTCATAATTTTAGTTTTTTAATCCGTATTATTTTCAAATCATATACCATCAACGTTGTAGTGCATTGTGCTAATAGCTAAAGTATTTACCGCATTTGCATTTTATTTGCCTGTCTGTGATGAATGTCAAATCTTTAAATTTATGTTCGCACAACGTACCCTTCGGCACAACAACAACGGGTATATCCAAATTATTTACTTGCTCTTGTGCAAACGATACAATTTTGTGAGCCGTGTCAAATCTATTTCCAATAATTTTCCCTTCAATAATTTCTAAATTATCGTCTAATATAGATAAAGCTTTATTAAATAGAATTTCGTATTCAGTAGTCATAATCTTGTATTTTTTAATCCGTAAATAATCAGTACATACCCTCGAACGTTGTAGAACATAACTTACTCAGTTTGTTTTGCATCCCAACAAGGGTAGCATAATCCAACATTTAAGTCGTGTGTCTTTCTTCCGCATTTACAGGTAAGTGACGGCTCTACAACATTGGGTATAGATAATACCTCAAGTTCGTACATTATAATAGCGTTTTCATCTATTGCTCTTATCTTATCTTCAATCTGTTTTCTTTGCTCAAGAAGTTGTTTTACTTCTTTATCTTCTGTAATATTTGTCCAGTCCATTTTTATAAAGTTTCAGGTCAATAAATCGGTACTATCCATACCCTTGTCCGTTAGCCACAAGCTGATACGTCCTCGCTTTTAATGAAGTTTCCCCATTGTTCAGCCATAGCTTTTGCAATTCCGCTAAAAGTTTTACTGCTTTCCTTTTGGCTTATGTTCTTAAATTGGTATTTCTGTCCTCGTTTCTTACCACCTGTATTACTTGGTAAGTACGGCTTATAGTCGCTTACTATTTCGGTTGGGCTTAATAGTGGTAAATTTTTAAGCCACAGCAGGGTTCTTTTGCTATAAGGGTGTCCGTACTCGTAGGGTTGTACCGCTTGGCTTTGTTTAGGTAATCCAACTACTTTTAATGGTGTTGGGTTCTCAACCGCAATATAAGGTATTGGAGCGTTCAATAGTTTCATAAACAAATCCTTCGCTTCCATTGCTTTATTAAATCGTTCTTGGCTTAAATTCCCTGCTGTTGGGTACATCCATCTTGCACCTGCTCTACTAATATAAGTACAAGGTGGGTGTGCTATCATTAAGTCATATTTACCACTATACGCTTCCGCAACTGCATCGCCCTTTATATGCCATTCAGGTTTATCGCCACTACATTCTTGTATGTCACAGCTATAAGCCTCAAATCCTAATTCTCGGAAAGCCTTACAAACTTCTTGGCTCTCTTCACAAGCTATTAATATTTTCATTTTATTTAATTTTAGTTCTTAATTTACCGCAGCCAGATGGCTAACAACGGCTATATGTCCATATTCCTATCGTCATACGGCACATAACCAAACCGTTGTAAAACATTAAAACGATTTTACAACACGCTATATAAATAATGCTTGGTTTCGTGCTATAATTAAAGTTTAATGCTTTTAATTCCATAATTAATATTTAAAAAATTGGTATTTAGGTTTAAATTTAAAAATACTTTCTGCTGTTCTTATTATCCAAACTCGGTAATACCTTAGTGCTTCTTCTTTAGTCTTTCCGTTTGGGTCTAAGTAGTTTCCAGTATCAACATAATATTTACCATTCCTTTCAAAGAACTTTATTTTTCGTCTGCATTTTTTAAGAAGTTTCGTTTTCATTTTTAAATATTAATTATTAGTTCTGTACTTAATTCAAAGGTTAGTACATTTTATCCGCACTATTCATATAGCAATTCGTTAGTAACAATTATAATTGCTGTCCTATTTTATCGTGAAAGCAGTTGCAATTTTTACACCTAAATATTGGCTCTTTAACTATGTTAGTGCTGTTGCAATTAGAACAATTACTAACAACGGGTATATCCAAATTATTTACTTGCTCTTGTGCAAACGAAATAATTTTATGAGCTGTTGCAAATCTATTTCCGATAATTTTTCCACCTATAATTTCTAAGTTTTCATCTAATATAGATAGAGCTTTATTAAATAGAATTTCGTATTCAGTAGTCATAATCTTGTATTTTTTAATCCGTAAATAATCAGTACATACCCTCGAACGTTACCTGCCATAATAAATAAAAAAATAGGCGCTCACTCGGTCGTCTGTGTAGGTGCAAAACGTTTCATACACTCGTGTATAAATCATATTACACTTAACCAATTATCGTATATCCTACTTGCTATCTGCGCTATCATTACAGGTGGCACACTCATTCCAATCATATATG